CAAAAAGTATACGGCCTTTACCCCCAGTTAGAGAATAGATCACTGCGCTTAGATGCTGTGCATAAGTCTGTTTTTATTAATGAGTAAAAAAAATGAAGTTACGAGATTATCAGCGCGAGGCTGTTGATTCCATATTTAACTACTACGACAGTGGGAATAAGGGCAATCCCATTATAAGTGCAGCTACGGGCGCTGGAAAAAGCCTGATTTTGGGTGAGTTTATTAAGGTAGTATTGCAGCGGTGGCCTAATGAAAAAATAATAATGGCCACTCATGTGGCCGATTTAGTTAGTCAAAATTACCAAAAAGTAATATCCCAATGGCCAGATGCACCCGCTGGGATATACAGTGCCGGCCTTGGGAAGCGCCAGCCTTGGGCTTCAATAGTTTGTGGTGGAATACAATCTATGCATAAAAAATCACATTTATTTGGGTATAGGTCAGTGCTGCTTATTGACGAATGCCAGCTATTATCACCGCATTCCGAAGGGATGTATATGTCTTTTATTGAAGGATTAAAAAAGAACAACCCATACCTGAAGGTTATTGGCTTTTCTGCAACGCCATGGCGGCAAAAGGGTGGAGGCCTTATTAATCAAGATAATGCTATATTTACAGATATTATATACGACATTGGCTTGAAATATTTGGTTGATCGAGGGTATTTATCACCACTTGTTGGAAAAAGTAGTATAATTCAAGCCGACTTGTCAAAGTTCAGTAAAGGCAAGGCCGAATTTACACAAGATCAAATGAGCAATGCCCTAGATAAAGAGGGGTTAATCAACTCTTCTATTGATGAGATTGAAGATCTAGCAAAAGATCGTAAATATTTTATGTTTTTTTGTACAGGGGTAGGTCATGCCCACCACGCTACTGAAATATTAAGGGCTCGGGGGTGGGATGCCGATTGCATAACCGGAGATACGTCACAAGCCGATAGATCTCGGTTGTTAGAGAAGTTCCGTAAATCAAAAACTAGATACGCACTTGTAAACAATACCGTGCTAACAACCGGCACTGACTTACCCAACGCAGATTGTTTGGTTCTGTGGAGGCCAACAAAATCTAGTTCTCTTTATGTGCAAATTGCAGGAAGGGGCGCCAGGCCTGTTTACGCTCTTGGGCACGACCTATCAACTGATAAGGGTAGGTTGGGAGCTATTGCACAAGGAGCAAAAAAAAACTGCTTAATATTAGATTATGCGGGTAATATCGAGAGGTTTGGAGCTGTAGATCTAATATCTATGCCACCCGTCAAAAGTAAAAATAAAGACGATCAGCCCCGCATTGCGCCGCAAAAAATATGCCCTAAGTGTCGGGAGCCCAATCCCACGGTGGCTAGGCAATGCCACTGTGGATATGAGTTTGAATTTGATGAATCTTTAAAACATGGCAACGCCGCATCATCTGGGGCGATAATGAGTAGCGAGATAAAGCCCGAAAAGTTTGCTATAGATAAAGTTATATACAAAACCCACATGGCAAAAAGCGGATATCCAGCGCTAAAGGTTCAGTATTACGATCTATTTGGGTTTATAGTTAGTGAGTATGTAGGCTTTTCAAACCCAAGGGGGAGGGGGTTCGCAGAAAAATGGTTTATGAGCCGCAAGCCAAATGATTTATCAATAGCAAATTGGATTAAACTTTTACCGAAGGATACAGCCCAGGCATTCGCTATGCGTGATAGGTTTGCTATGCCGGATATTTTATATGCTAAAAAATCAGGAAAATACATGGAGATAACAGGGTTTGAATTTTAATTAATTATTATGTTGCAGTATAATAATTTCTATTATATACAATATGCATGCTAATAATTAATCAGGAGGATTTATGAGAAAGCCACATACTGAAAAACAAAAAGTAGCAACAGATAGAAATTGGCAAATTTTACAAATTAAAGGAATAATTGCTAATACACAGCGCAATAAATTAATACACGATAACGACAAGTACGTTATTGTTGGATTGCTTAATAATTCATTAATTAATAGCAAGAAAAAAAAGGAATTAGATTTATCCAGGTTAGATAATAACTATCTTAAGAATTATATAAAGGCAAAACATAAACCCAGCTTTTTGCGATTACTAATTAGAGCTTTAAAAACAACTAAAAGAAAAAAATAAATTGAGAAATAAATAATGGACTATAACGAGTTTTTATCTACTAAAGAGTTTGTATTTAATCCACAGGGGATTGAAATTAACTCTATTAACAATTGGCTTTTTGATTATCAAAAGGACATTGTCAAGTGGGCGTTGCGCAAAGGGCGTGCTGCAATATTTGCAGATTGCGGGATGGGCAAGACTGGTATGCAGTTGGAATGGGCATACCATGTTCGTAGCCATACCAATATGCCAGTGTTGTTACTTGCACCGCTCGCGGTGTCATCGCAAACTATACTTGAAGCTAAAAACAATCTTAATTTGCATGTTAAATATGTAAAAGATCAGAACGATGTTATTAACGGGCTTAATATAACCAATTATGAGCGTCTTGATAATTTTGATTTTAGTAAATTTTCAGGACTTGTGCTTGACGAATCATCAATTATAAAAAGCTTTTCAGGTAAGATAAGAACTCAAATATTAACTAATGCTAAAAATGTGCAATACAAATTAGCATGCACCGCAACACCATCACCCAACGACATTATGGAGCTTGGTAATCATGCTGAATTTGTTGGAGCTATGAGCCGTGAAGAGATGCTATCAATGTTTTTTGTTCACGATGGTGGCGAAACGTCAAAGTGGCGATTAAAAGGACACGCTAAAGAATTATTCTGGAGATGGGTGTGCTCATGGGCGATTATGATAACTAAGCCTAGTGATTTAGGGTATAGTGATAGTGGGTTTGAGCTGCCAAATCTACATTATTATGAACACATATGCCAAGTTGATAAGCCAACTGATGGATTTTTATTTGCAATACAAGCATCGGGATTACAGGAGCGCATAAAAGAGCGTAGCAAAACTATTGAGATACGTGGAAAAGCAGCATCAAAAATTATTAATGACAATGATAGTCAAAGTTGGCTTGTTTGGTGTGATAGAAATGGTGAATCTGAATATATAGCTAAAAATACAAAATGTATTGAAATAACAGGGAGCGATAAGCCAGATAAAAAAGAAGCTAAATTACTAGGATTCTCAAATGGGGATGTCGATAGTATAGTGTCGAAGCCAAAATTAGCAGGATTTGGTATGAACTGGCAGCGTTGTAATCATATGCTGTTTTTGGGTTTATCAGATTCATATGAGCAATTTTATCAAGCTGTAAGACGATGCTATAGATTTGGTCAAAAGAAAGATGTTTATGTTCATATCGTAATCGCCGAAACGGAAGGAAACGTACTATCTAATATTCAAAGAAAAGAAAAAGATGCTATTGTTATGCGTGATGCCATGATCGCAAATATGATCGATATACAAAGCAAAGAAATACGTAGCACAGTAGCAAATAAAACAGAATACAATGCCGACCAAACTATAACATTACCTTCATTTTTTAGGAGTAAAGACAATGAAAGCATTTAATCAAGTTCAAGAAGATAACTACACTTTATATCACGGGGATAGTTGCGAAATTTTGCAAGCCTTACCTAATAATTCAATTCACTATCAAATCTTTAGCCCACCTTTTGCATCACTTTATACATATTCCAATTCTGATCGAGACCTTGGTAATAGCAAGACGTATACTGAATTCTGGAATCATTATAAGTTTATGATTAAAGATCAATTTAGAATACATAAAGCAGGTAGGTTAATATCTATTCATTGCATGAATTTGCCAACCAGTAAGCAGCGCGATGGCTATATTGGCATAACTGATTTTAGGGGCGATATTATTCGCGCATATCAAGACGCTGGTTTTATTTATCATAGTGAAGTTTGTATATGGAAAGATCCTGTGATTGCAATGCAACGCACAAAAGCGCTTGGATTGCTTCACAAGCAGATAAAAAAAGACAGTGCGATGAGTAGACAGGGTATACCAGACTACCTTGTTACTATGCGAAAACCTGGCGATAATGAAGATCCTATATCGCATAGTAATGAATCGTTCCCTGTGGGGATATGGCAAAAATATGCAAGCCCTGTATGGAGTGATATTAATCCCAGTAAAACATTGCAATACAGAAGCGCACGCGATCATGATGATGAGCGCCATATATGTCCATTGCAATTACAAGTTATAGAGCGCGGTATGGACTTATGGACTAATCCAGGGGATGTTGTGTTATCACCGTTTATGGGAATTGGCAGTGAGGGGTATACAGCTATAGAAAAGGGGCGTAGATTTGTGGGCTGTGAATTAAAGGAAAGCTATTTTAATCAAGCTGTTAAAAATATTAAATCTGCAACAGAAGTGTCTCAAGGCTTGTTCGATTTAAAGGGCTTATAATATGAAAGGGCAAAAGAAAAAACACTCATTTGTTGAAGTTATCATCAATACAATTATAGGATATTTTGTAGCCTTATTAACTCAGGTAATTATATTTCCGTGGTTTGATATTAGCGTGACGTATAAGCAGCAGTTTTTAATTGGCCTGATATTTACAATTGTAAGTATTGTGCGTGGTTATTTTGTTCGTAGATTTTTTAATTTGTTGCATATAAAGGGGTGGTTATGAAGATAGACGCAATACAAAAGCAAGAAATATTAAACTCGTTAAATATTATTCAACAATTTGTTGAAAATGTAAAAATACAAACTAATTGTAATACTTGCATTCATTACGACAACGATAAATGTGCGCTAGTAGATGCTGTTCCACCGCATAATATTATTGATAACGGGTGTGAGTCGTGGAAAGTATTTGACGATATCCCGTTTTAATGAAAAGTATTTCATTGCTTTGTATAATAGAATACATTATACAAGGAAGTGTAAAACATATTATAAGCAATAAGGAGTAGATATGGATAAGATCGATATAAAGTATTTAGAAATTAGGCTAGGCAATAGCAATGAAATAAAACTTACTCGCACTGAGTTTTATGACTTAATAGGCCATGCTGACGATAAGATAGAGGCTTTAGAAGGTAGTGTTGCAAACGTAACCATAAAAAACAACCATCTGACTGATAATTGTGAGGATTTAGAAGATCAAGTGAGCACCCTAGAAGATGAAGTCGAAACACTAAAGGAAAAAATAAAAGATTTAAAGGAGGAAGAATACAGTGAATAATTCTATAAATATAATAACACAGAAAAAGCCGCTACTAGATGCACTAAGCAAGGCTTTGTCTGTTGTTCAAAATAGAAATACAATAGATATACTAAATAATGTTAAGCTAGATGCTGAAGATGGCGTTCTACTTATTACTGCAACCGATATGGATATATCAGCTAGTGAGTCAATAAACATTAACAGCAAAGAGGATGGAACTTTAACGGTTAACGCTAGAAAGCTATTTGATATTATGCGTAAAATGCCAAATGATGAGGACGTAACAATACGCGGTGATGCTGATAAAAGTGGCAAGGTGCAAATTAAATCTAAAGGTTGTAAATTTACATTACCATGCTTGCAGTCTAGTGACTTCCCTATAATTACAAAAGGTTCTTTTGCATGTCGCTTTGACGTTAATGCTAGTAAGTTTATTAGCATTATCAATAAAACTAAATTTGCAGCTTGTACTGATGAAGGTAAGTACAGCCTTTCGGGAGTTAGTTTGAAGTTAGATAAGGGGCTAGTCGCAACGGCCACTAATGCCGCCAAGCTTGCAAAAGTTACCATGCCATTAACCGCAACAGACTTCCCAAATGTGCTGTTACCGATTAAAACAATTACAACTATACTAAAAGTGTTTGATAATCCAGGGGGTGATCTTGAGGTGTCTTTGTCAGAAAATAAAATAGCAATAGCACGTGGGTCTGTATCGATAATAAGCAAGCTAATTGATGCTAAATTCCCTGACACAGATAGAATTTTTCCTAGCGAGCTAAGTAATAAATTAACTATTAACCGTGACCTGCTAATTGAAACCATCGATCGAGCATCTTTAGCCGCTGATGTAAAAAAGAGTCAAATTAGCATTGCGATTGAAGGTGGATTACTGACTGCATCAGCCAAAGATATTACAGGCGGTGAAGCTGAAGGTGACACTGAAATAGAATCTGATACGTTAAATTTAAAGCGTAGCTATAATTATAAATTTTTATTAGAAATATTATCTAATATTGAAAGTGAAAGCGTAACTTTGCATTTTAATGAAGAGAATGAACCTTTGTACATTGGCAATGAAGAGTTGTGTGAATATTACTTATTAATGTCGATGCGTGGATAGTTATGAACAGAAAACAAATAGCTGATTACTTGCAGCAATATAATAACTGGAGGCGAGATAAAAACTGCCCTCCAGTTTACCCCATGCCTGACCCTATAAAACTGGGAAAAGTTGTTGACATGGCAATAAAAGAGTTAAGAAAATGAAAAAAATTGTGATCCAGTTTTTCAGCAGGAATTATTTTAACAGTAATATAGTTGCCGGGTGTGTCATTCCAGTAGCTAAAAACACCCTTTAAATATCGCCTTTCATCGCCGGCTAATATTTCACGTGATACTAGCAGGTCAGTTGTCTTTTTTTCGTAATTAGCTGCATCCCTGGGGCGATTGTCTGGGTGGCATAACTCTAATGATAAATAACATCTCCCTTTAAACGGAATTATATTTTGATTATTGATCCATTGGTTTGCTAGGTCTATCCATTCTTTGTCACGATTAGATTTAAATCTCCTGCCCTTACTCACTCCGTATTTTGAGTTGACAGATGGCGGGAATGGCAGTTTAAATTTTATAATTGACATAAATATATATATTGCATATTATTATAAATCATTATATAGTTAAAATTATAATAATTAAAGGATTTTTTAAAACCATGGCAAAAGACAAAAAACAGATTAGCAAAACATTTTACATACCTGAGGAGCTTGCGATGCAAATTGAGAAGGCATCTGAATCTGAGGATATGTCAGCTAGCCAGTGGATGAGAAAGGTAGCAAGAAAAGAGTTAGCTAAAAAGGAATCATAAATAACAACAGAAAACCATGGAAAGCGATCTAGAAGATGTAAATGTATTGCATCGTGAAATTTTAAAAAATAAAAAATTTCATTCAGGTGTTAATATTCCCAAGCGACTTGATGAGGATGAGCGGTTTTGTTGCTTGCAGCAAGATGAATATGATAGTCCTACGGTTACATTTCTTAGCGTTATACAAAATGGCGAAACACTATAGGGCTTTAATGCTCTTTTTTTATACCCAATTTAAGCGTAAAAACATAAAACTCTGTTGACATGCATAATAGAAGCTATTATACTCCCCTTAGTAAAATAAAAAAT